CCCCTCTCGACTTATACAGTCTCGAGAATGTAGATATTTTAAAGTTTTCACCTCTACCCGGGCCACACTTGATCGTGTTCTTGGGCAGGTGTTTATTAGATAAAGTCCTTGACCACTTCTACTCATAAAATATTTGCTCACAGTCAACCTCATGACAAAACACAATTTCCTAGACCCCCTGCGATGGTGAGTTCGAGTCCGTTCCTCACCACCCCAACACGGTTATGTTTGGTTGATTGCCAGGTCTCATTATGTTAGCCTGTACAACCCCAAATTAGTCTTTCTTGTGGGTTTGTCATTTATTGATCCATGATGGTGCAACAAATGTAAATCTAGAAGTAGTCTCCTCAAAGCACCTCTCATGCTGGGGCAATGATGAGGTAATTTGATGCTGGCGGACCAGAAATCGATGCGGTACCACCAAATGTGGACACAACACGTATGCGAAATTGGTAACTTGGAATTAGCAATAACACACCAGACACCGACTTAGACTCCACACCAACGGCAGAATCCCCGTAGTATGAAGAGAAAGCATCGGCGAATGTAGATCCACCATTAGTGGATAACTGTATTGCTACTAGGGAGGTCCCAGCAGTCGGCGCACTTCCGAGCCAACTGATGGAAACTCCAGCAGTCACACGCAATGCCCCCCGAAGGCCACCAAACACTCCTGCGGTGTTCACCAACCTTAAAGGGTTGGTGATCGTCGCCCCACTCCAGGGTACGACGAAATCGGTGGCGCTCACGATCGCAACGCTAGGCTGTTGGTAAGCTGTGGTTGAACTAGCCTGAGGAATAATCGTTAAATCTTCCAAAGGTTGAGGTGCCCAAAATTGGACCTCATAGTCAAACCATATCTCACCGATAAGCGCACTATCCAAAGTTCCTGCAACCCCCACTGACAAAGAGCCTAAATCATAAGTAGTCAGGGAATTTGGGACTAGTGCGTCACGGATCATGAATTTTGGGAGTCGATTCAAATCAGCAACAGGGACATCCACATAATTATTGGCCCAGGGTGTGTTAACCGCCCTGGTCTCAAAGTTTTCCAGTCTAGCTATCGTTGTGGGCACCGGATCATCAGGATTAGGGTCAAAAGACAAGACCAATTTCCCTTTATCTTGAGAGGTGTCATGTGTAACGTAGTCTATCCGGAAACGAGTGAAACGGTACAGGTCATAAGCCCGTGCAATTCCAGCCAGCCACGGGAATAAAGATAATCCCGGGTTTATTTGATAGTTGTTGATTCGAGTCGTCGTGCTGCCCAGAACGTCAGCAATGAACTCCCTTCTCACTATTGAGTAAGGTCGATTGGCTCTTGCTGAACCGTTCTGGCGCATGATTGTGGTTGATGCCAGTGGCGCAACTTGAGCTTGCGCCATCATCTGCGACCGAGGCATCTTGGTCGCTTTCTTCCCTTTAGCTTTCCCACCCTGCTTCTTCACAGGCGGTGGATTCAAAGCATTGCCAAGGGAACTAAGCAATGGTTTGAGAGGATTGGCATTTTGCGTCATATTAGAGAGTTGGGCAAAACCCAACGGGAGCATCGGCTACTGGGCACCAGTTCGCCACGTCCCAGTAGTCATCCACGTAAGTTATTTGTCCAAACGTGGCACGCCACTGGTGAAGATAGTGCTCCCAAGCTACCTGTTCCGTTATTGTTATCCCGAATGCTGCTTGGAAAGACAATCGGGTAAGCGACTCTATTGGTTGGGACTGGATTCCCTTCGCGACAAGGGAATCCCACGAATTGAAGTTTAAAACCCTAGAAAACAACGCCTCACGCTTCTCAGTGTCGAGTACGTTAGGTCGTTGAGAACTACTGTTCCACAGCGTTTCAGACATGGCTTGTAGCACAGGCACGCCCTTATTCAGGGACATTTCACACAGTGCTATTGCCGCCATGTAATCTCGCTGTCGGGCTGGCTGCCACTTCTTGGACACTAACACATGGGACAGTGTGCGTATGGGATCGCGCACCATAACCCAATGTGTCCCCATATTGACTGGCCGTGTTTGGCACCAGTCAATGTGCTCCATCTGATCAGCAACATCAGCAATTTCCATCTCCATTCCAAACGCAAGATAAGTTGGTAGGATTTTGGTCCTAAGCAGCTCAAGATGCTTTCGTTCAAGAAATAGAAGTGCGTCATCACCATCAACCAACAGATCCATCCGGACGCCCATCTGGCGGCGCAATGCAAGAAACATGATAAGAGATATGACACAATTGCCTAATCCCGTATTCATGTCCCCTGACATACGCCCACCTGGCACCTCGTACTTAAAGCCAGAACGTGTGGTACACACATTATGTAGTTGCTTCCTAAGCAATTCTGCAAAATGCGGGTCATTGTTGAACTTTCGGTAATAAGCATGTTCCATCTCCAATAGTTCCCGGTTTACATGGAGGTCAAACCGTTTGGCATCTATCGACACCACCACGCAATCTTCGAATGCGTAGAACTTCTTAAAGATGAGATCTGCTCGTTCCCTCATGTTCAGACCCTTACCAATCACTCGTCCAACTCCGGCACGTTTACCATAGAGGCGGGTTCGGTAGATCTGATGTTCGATAGGTTTCAGATAGAGGGCCAATTCAGATGCGAAAAATTCATCGCGGAACTGTATGGCACGAGGATCGGGATTCACTTTCTTGCCTGCTCGAATGCTCTCATTCTTAACAAACATCGTGATTTTCCCGGCCCATGGGGGGAGTCCATAGATAGCATTAGCTTCTATCGCTCGCTCATATCGCTGTCGCTTAGCACCTGAATATCGCGATAAAAATGTCTCAGGTGTTTCAAGATCACAGTACGCCTGTTTGAGGCGGGAAATTTCTTTCCACCCCATCCTGCGACCATGATCCGTCATCGTCGGAACCTTTTTCAAGACTCTATTGACAATCGCCACTTTCTCATTGTGGAGACAAGTGGCATGCCTTAAAGGACGGTACACTCCCGGAAGGTCAAACCTTCCCATATGAATAGTGTACTTATGAGGATCTCGTTGGACATCCTCCTGGGCATATCTACACACCTTCCCAGTCAATTCAGGTGACAAGGGAATGGTGTCTGCAACGCAGATATCTCGAAAAGCGAGAGGGACTTCCTATTTAGTAGGAAGTGAATAACCGTTCACGAGACCAGACATCGTGAAACGGTTAATTTCCTCAGTTTTCTTCTGCCAACCTTCTGTAGCATATACCGCCAAAAGAGCAGTCTCAGCTGGAGCATCAACACCAATGGCGTTGACCGAACGGAGGTAGACATCCATCAACTGGGTCTCACTGGCACCCTTGCAGTGGGTCTTGAGCTCAGCGAGAAGCGCATGCTTGATTGAGTTTAACCCCCCAATCGTGCGCGGGACCATAAGCATCTTCTTCTGTGCTATGGCGATACACTCGCCTGGAACCTTGTAGAGAGTGGCCAATCTCTCCACGGCACAGGTGAAACATTCCACATGGCTGTTGACCTTGATCTTTATGAAACGCCACTTCAATCTAAATTTGATAGTGACATCTTTATTACTACGGATCAAATGGGCCACTTGCCAGCCAACGATACCTAAGAACATGGTGATGTTCCATGCCCATAGTAAGAGGGTACTATTCACCGCCAACCAGACGACTACTGTATCCACGAACCAGGACAGGGAAAGTCCACACACGCCCACAAAACCAAGCCAGGGAAAAGGGACTTGAATGGCACCGGCGTAAGGAATCATAATTATCTCCCAATTCACACCGCCAGTGACATTAAGCCAATACCAGACTAGCATGGTAATTGCTGCCAGCAATTGTGTGGACAATCGGATAATCCTTCCATAAGGTATTTCCGACTTGGCCACTCCACTGCAGGCACAAGGCAACGAGAACGTCTCCTTCGGACCCTCCTTTAAGACGGGTTCCGGCATCACCCGAAGGACGGGTGGTTTCTCCGTTTTAGGCTGCGGAGTTTTCCCAGCAACTTCCGGTTTTGGTTTCAAGATTTCGGCCATGGTCTTGGGACTATATCCACGCTCCACTAAGCTATGGCATTTATGGCACTCAATTGCATACTCACCGTGCATGCAAAGGAAACCCTGAAACTCGACCGGTATCGAGTTGGGATTTGGAGGTAGCTGTTGATAACTCGCTTTGCCACCCTCCTGATGGCTCTGCGGGGATCTTCGACCATGCGATTGTCTTGGCATGGTGGGAAACTTGATCGGG